GTGCGGCTCATGATAGTCCAAGATCCTTCGTGTATAGGTACGCTGTCCAAGGTCAGGTGATAGTCAACTATACCTTCTTCTTGGGTAGGGTAAAACTCCTTCTCAAACCTTGTGTCGATACGACGAACGATCTGCTGGGATAATTCAAACACACGCTTGGGTAAGCGATACGATTGAGATAGGATCTGCACATTGTCAGTGACATTCATAAACCTTTTCACATCAACTCCCGTCCATCGGTGGATAGCTTGATCATCGTCTCCTGCATACACAACGCTGTCAGCGTTCGATGTCATGTGGTCAACCATCTCCCATTGAAGTGGTGTAAGATCTTGTGCTTCATCGATGAACAATAACTTCAAGCGTGGTGGATCTATACCCAAGGATAGGGCGATCATGTCAGGGAAGTCTACCTTTTCGTTATCAGATTTGTACTTGGCCACAGTCTCATAGATCTGCTCCATCTTACCGAAGTACATATTGTAGTCTTCAGTTTCATTGAACTCTTCGGACAAAGAACACATGCGATACCTTGATCTGTCTATCATCTGTAGGTACTTCGTTCCATCACCACCTATAGCTGGGATCAAAACACCATCGTCTGGGGAAACAGCATCCGCTCCCTTAAAGGAAAGTCCCAGAGATTGTCCTAATGTTCTCCAGTCTTCCATGGACAGCATGTCTGTGCGAGAAAGACCAAGCGATCTAAAGGCCGCTGAGTGCAGTGTGCGAAACCATGGTAGTTGCTTAGGCTCGAGATTGAACCTAGCACAGGCACGGCTCTGTGCTTCTTGCACAGCCTTCTTAGTGAAGGACATGAACCCTATCTCTTCTGGTCGTGTACCTTGTGCAAGTGCATCCTCAACCCTTTGCATTAGGGTGTGAGTTTTACCACAACCAGGTGGGCCCAAGAGTAATAGATCATTCTTCAAGGTGCTTGCCCCGTGGTCGTTCGTTTAACCAGTCTCTAACCTCTTGCTCAACCCAACGGCTGGCCGTGTTCTTAGCGCCATCTGTCTCACCTAGTATAATAGGCTTGGGAAAGTCACTGTTGCTAACCCACTTGTATATGGTGGACCGCGATACACTTAACCAATCGCTGAGTTCAGAAATCTTCATAAGCTTTTCATCAGAAGGGAATGTCATTGTCTATCTCCACATTTTGTAATGCTGTTTCATTTTCAAAGGCAGGAACCCACCACACTCGAATGGTAGAAGTTTTACCGTTGTCTTTTCTTATTGCTTGATGTCCATAGCAGTCTGATCCGTCGTTCATTTTCTTTATTTGTTCTTGAATCTCTGCCCTGTTGTAGTCGTTGAAGCTTCTGTTCTTTAGAAACTGTGCCAGTCCACTCATTGTAAACTTTGTAAGACCGTCCTCGGTCCAAGGTTTACCCATAGATAATTCTTCTGGGGCCATGGCTCTGATCCGGCTAGTACAATAGTTGGTAAGCAGTTCTTTAAACTGTCCGCTGATAGTTAGCTCTTCGGGAACTTCCATCTTCACAGACTTCTCCATTAAACCATTAACCATCTGTTGCCAGTCGTTGGCCTTCATAGCTGGTGGCATCATGCTTAGTTGTTCCATGCATGAGCGTTGCCATAAAGTTTGATTCTGTAGCTGTTCAACACTAAGCTGAAGTCTCTGACCGTTTACATCCATGAAATACATACGAGGCTCGGACATCATAATAGTCAAGCCACCTACATCCGGTGCATCAGGTGCGCTACTACCTATACCAAACGGTCTAGACTTACATATCTTCTTGTCACAGTGATCCTTCAAAGGACATATATCACACTGTAGGAAGTAATCCTTCTTCATCAAAGACTTCTGTAGATCTACAATCTCTCCGGCCTCTAAGGCGGGACTGCATAGCATACGATTGTAATCTTCATGGTGTTTCTTCCAGTCATCAGGCCACTTAAACCTGCAATACACACCTACATTAAACATAAAGATGTTGCGAAACTCGGTCACTGCACCTTGGCTAGAGATAACTTCCAAGCAGTAAGGACCATCAGTAAAGTGTGATCTCTCTCCACCAAACGACAGAGCATCCAAGTCCGAAGCTGATACCCTAGCTTTGTTTACGGCCTTGTGAAACTGGTCCATTGTCATGGAGTTTCCCTTAACATCCAATCCATAACGTGTTGTGATGTCACCACCAAAGTAAGGCATGTTAATAAAGTTACCAACGTCTCCTCGGTCAGCCAAGATCTTGTCTTGTTTGGGAAAGATCTCGCATCCGCTGTAGCCCAGGGCGACAGACATCTCGGTTAAATACTCTCGAACCAAGGCTGCAGGTTCCCAATCCTTTGTGAACAAATAAAGGTGAGCGCCCCCAGACTTAGACCTGCACATGATCAACGGTAATTTCATCTCATGAACCTTGTGGTTCAGAGCTTTTAAATCTAAATCGTAAGTATCAATATCAAGAGCGCCAAACTTGCACATGTTGTCTTGAGTAATCGGGATTGAACCCACGCCCATCCTGCCGTCTATGTGTGCCTGTATCTTTTCTTCTGTAAGAACGCCTCGAACAACTCGGCTATCAGACTCGGCCTTACCGTTCCGACCAACACGACCAACAACAGTTGTACCATGCGCCGCACTTGATCCCTCAAACGCCTCAATTAATTTTTTTGCATCAGACATTAATCACTCCTCGAGAAAATAAAAAGGGGTAGTTCTTTTCTACAAGAACTACCCCATCGTTACTTAAAACGGTATATCATCAGAGTCGTGTACCGAAGATGGTGTTTGTGATTGAGCCGGCGTCTCTTCCGGTGCGGCTTTCATTTCGCCCGCGGCAATTGAGTCACGAAAACTCTTTGCCTCTAGTAACAGTTCTCGTTTATCTACTAGACCTACCTTCTCAACTTGGTAGTTAGCCCAGTCACCTTGGTCATTGCTGTCCTCGGTAGATGTAAGTTTCCACATGGTAGCAAAGACTGCCGGCGTAACCATAGAGCCTGTCTTTGGATGCTTAACTTTCTGCATAGCAATCTGTGTCTTCCACCGACGGCTGTGCTTTAGTTGACTTGACTTCATATCGATCACGGTTGGTTGCCATGAACCATCTTCACCTACTACTAAACAGAAGTGTTGATCAGACTTAACCAGTTCGTTACCATGCGGCAGGATTTCTTTAGATCCTACACGGTTTGTCTTCTGTAAGATTGGATCTGTTGGACTGATCTCACCTTGGAAACCACCACCATTCTCGCGAGGTACGAACTCTAAGTACACAGTCTTCTGGAAGCAAGGGATGACAGTGATACCTTCGTCACCAGACCACCACTGCTTAGTCACCGTATTGAATAGGTCACCCATAGATGCACCTTCAATGTACTCAGGCTTTTTCTTGCTGAGTTGTGGTGACAAAGCTTGAAGTAGACGAACAAAAGGTATTTCCATTTCGCTACTGTCGAATGCCGCGCCTTCGCCTGCTGTTTCAAAGATGTCATCTAATACGTCTGTAGATAACTCTGCACTTTTCTTAGTTGCTACTGCATTTGTCATTATGTTTTCCTCTTAATTTCTGCTGCGTTGGCTATGAATGCCCCGAACATGTCGAGATCTATTTGTTTACCTGCTGTCACGCGCTCTTTGATGAACGCCTTGAGTGTGCTAGGATGAACGTGGGTCTTGGTTGTAGGATCAAAACCTTTTTCTCGGAGGATACCAACGACATCCCCTGCTAGATTGTCCTGCCCCTTACCAAAGGAACAAGTGATGTCATTCTTTATAATGTCATCTAGATTGTTTGCCCGTAACCAATTAAAAGCTTCTTCTTTATTAGCTACTGGGATCGATGCATGCACCATCATCTTACGTTGGACAGTAAGTCCGTCTACATCTAGACGTTCAACTCCCATCTCGTCCATCAGTGCGGGGATGCGTTCGACAGATAGCTTCTGCTTCTCTGCCTTTAAAGACTTTAGATGCTCGTTCGCATCCTCAATCTGATTCTCCACGTTGCGGAGTTTTCTTACAAGGTCGGACAAATCCTTCCCCGTTCCTACGTTGACATCAGCCAGGGCTTGGCCTTCGTCAAAGATGTCGTCAAATATATCTGTCATAAGTTAATCCTCTTCAGGGTTGTGGTTGACACACAAGTAATGTTGTGTAAAAACGTTTATATGGGAGGAAACAGATGACTGTCAACTATAAATTTAAAACTGTACCATATGATCACCAAAGGACTTCTTTGGACGCCGCCGGAGATAAGCCATCCTTTGGCTTCTTTATGGAGATGGGCACTGGTAAATCTAAGGTGTTGATAGACAACCTTGGACAGTTGTTCCTTGATGGTAAGGTAAACTTTGCCTTAATCATTGCACCAAAAGGTGTGTATCGTAACTGGGTAGCTAAAGAAATACCACAGCACATGTCGGATAGTGTTCCGCATCGTATAATTAGGTGGGTGTCTTCTCCAAATAAAAAACAGCAGGAAGAAATCCAATCTGTTAAGCTTCCCTTTGCTGGTCTTACCATATTTGTTATGAATGTTGAAGCATTTTCCACAACCAAAGGACAAACAGCAGGCAAGTGGATGGCAAAAACTTTAGGTAGGCATGGTATGATTGCGATTGATGAGTCAACCACTATAAAAAACAGCAAGGCCAAGCGCACTAAGGCACTGATAAAGATTGCTGAGGGGTTTAGGTATAAAAGATTGTTGACTGGATCACCCATAACTAAATCACCTATGGATATCTATGCGCAGTCAGAGTTTCTTGGCCCTGGCTTGCTAGGTTATGATTCGTTTTATGCGTTCCAAGGTAGGTATGCTGTGTTACAACGTAGAACCATGGGATCCCACGCCTTTCAACAGGTGTTAGGTTACAAGAACCTTGAAGAATTAACACAAAGAATAGATCGTTTTAGCTATCGGGTACTCAAGAAAGATTGTTTGGATTTACCAGAGAAATCATACACCGCTCGATACGTTACACTCACTGCTGAACAGGCTAAAATGTACGGCGACATACAACGTCAAGCTCTTTTGTTGCTCGATGATGGAGAGTTAGTTACTGCACCCGCAGTGATCACACAACTTTTACGGTTGCAACAGATCATGTCCGGACATTTAAAAACAGATGATGGTACAATGATAACATTTCCAACCCGTAGGATGGATGCTTTGTTAGAACTTATGGATGAACATGATGGTAAGGCTATCATATGGTCAAGGTTCCGACATGACATAAAAGAAATCACTGCTACATTGAACAAGAACCTTGGACCTGGGTGCGCTGCGGCGTACTTCGGGGACACTGGTGATGATGAACGTCAGGATATTGTAACTAACTTTCAAAATCCTAATCACCCATTGAAATTTTTTGTGGGTAACCCAGCTACTGCGGGATATGGCTTGACTTTGACCGAAGCTAATCTTGTGGTATACTATGCTAATGATTTTAACTTGGAGACTCGTATCCAAAGTGAAGACAGAGCGCACCGAATTGGTCAGAAAAACCCAGTCACTTATGTAGATCTTATTAGCGAGGGTACACTTGATGAACGAATTGTTAAGTCCCTTCGATCTAAGATTGATATCAGTGCAAAAGTCCTTGGAGAGGAAGCAAGAGAATGGTTGACACTAAAGCCGACAAAATAGAACACGATGCCGCAATAGAAACTATGGTTGAATATAAACGTGGGTTAAGAAACTTAGACACAGGATCTAAACTCTTGTCTTTGCAAACTGGATTGGATGAGGACATCGCGGCTATGATGTTGAAGTCTATGAAACGTAACAACGTCACACAAATCCGAGGGTATAGTAAAGAACCAGAGAGGATGCGTAAAGCAAAAGTTGGATTGGCTAATGAGCCTAAGAAATAATGAGCTATAAACTTCCAGAGGGAAATGTACTTATAAGTTTTTCGGGGGGCAGGACCAGTGGGTTCATGCTTCACGAAATTATTAAAGCAAATGGTGGTCTTCCTGATCGGTGTAAGGTTTTGTTTACTAACACGGGCAGGGAGATGCCTGAGACTCTTGATTTTGTGCAAGAATGTAGCGAAAGATGGGATGTGTCTATCACTTGGCTGGAATATAATCGGCGCAATAATAAAGTAACCTTTGATGTAGTCAATCATAATAGTGCAAGTCGTAAGGGTGAACCTTTTGAGTCACTGTTGACTACGGCAAAAATACTTCCGAACGTACATCGCAGGTTTTGTACGCAAGAATTAAAAGTTCGTACCATAAAAAGATACTTGGTGTCTCAAGGATGGAAGACGTGGACCAATACCTTGGGCATTCGAAGCGATGAGGCCAGGCGTATAAAGATTTCTAAAGAAAAAAGATGGAACAATTGGTATCCATTAAACGATGCCATTGAAACTAAAGCTACTGTCATGTCGTTTTGGCGGTCGCAACCTTTTAACTTAGGTTTGTTTGGCCCCAATGGAGTGACCCCAAAGGGAAACTGCGATGGTTGTTTTTTAAAATCAGAAGCTACACTGGCTATGATGTGGCGTGAACACCCTGATCGTATGCAATGGTGGGCTGATGTAGAAGAGAGACGATCAAAAGAGATAGGTCGTAAGTGCCACTTCCATGATACTCGAACCTTTGCTGGGCTCGGAGACTTTGTTGAAAAGCAAGGAGACTTTATCTTTGATGATGAAGCATATCTTTGCCAAGCAGATGATGGTGAGTGTACTGGATAAAAAAAGCCCCCATAAAGGGGGCCAGTTGGTTCAGCTACAGGCGTGTAGCGGAGGAGCAATTACATTGTATCAGATGTTTCTGTTTCTTCAAAGGCTTTTCTAATTAACACCGATAGCTGCCGAGCCATTGATCGTTGATCTTTTTCAGCTAATGTGAAAAGTCGAGCATGATCTTCTAATAATAGAGCAACGTTTCTAAACTTCATAGGTTCTTTTTTATGTGAGGCTTGTGCCATGAGTGTCTCCTTGTAGGTAACCTGTTGATTACTTCTACAGGATATGTAACCAAAGCGCAAGTCAGTCTTCAAAGTCCTCGATGCCTGATGCCCACATCACAACAGATTTTGTTTTATCAGGGTCACTGGAAAAATCTACTTTGCAAATTAAAGAACGTTCATGTAATCTAACGCATGCTTGGTGGCATTCGGTTTCTGTAACAGAGTCCATCATTGCGTGAGCATTAAATGTTTCAGCAATCTCCTTGTCTGTCCAAAGTCTAGCAGTATCCTCCCATAGTATACGCTTGATCAGGTTGTCTAATTGATCCAGTTCTTTTACGACATTGCTGTCTGGGATATGACGAGGAACATCCACGCGCATTGCTCTCCAGGGAATGCTCTGGCGTTTGTCGTCATAGTTTGGCAGAACATGAGCAGTCACTAGCACTCCCTCTTCTAAGTTCATGCGCTCCATGATGCGTCGGTTAATAAATATCTGCTCACCCTGTGAGTTTACTGCGAATGCGCTACCAGAAAATGTATTTGTTTCTACAATAGCCTGCATCTTAGTTGTTTCTAAATCTTTCATTTGTTTTCCTTTCTTAATTTCCATTCACCGTTTTCTTTGTTTACTTTTTTTTGAAGTCTTAACTCTATGAGCCACCTTTCTATTGTGTCTGTTTTTACTAACAACTTTCTTTGAAGCATCTTTAATGTCCAAAGTGGACGGGTCTTCATTAGTTGAAGCATGTAAAACTTCTTCATGTCCACAGTTACATTCTGTCGTAATGAATAGTGGCTCGGTCGGCAGACCTTTCTCATCTCTGCGTTTTCCGATATCGCGATCACAGCCAAGGCAGTGCCGTATTCTTCCTCGTTTAATTTCTTCACGTAATTTTTCATTTTCTTCCCATAATTCTTCATCTAACCAATCAAGGTACTCGGCCACCGCATCAATGATGTCGGCTCCGGTTTTTTTAGGGGGGATGCCACGCCTTATGCCTAATGCAATGAGGCGCAACTGATAGGATCTATCAGATATTATATCCATCGAGCCTTAACTTTTCCACAAATTCTTTTAGCTCTAGCCTGGCTGTATTATATAAAAATTTTCCTGAGCTATTTAATTTAGGGACTAAAGTTTTACGTTCCTCAAAAATTTCTGAATACTTATCTACTTCATTTCGTAAGAACTTTAACTCTTCTTCTTGCGCGGGGCTAATAAACTTATTGCTCATCATCCCAATCCTCGTCATCTTCCCATCCTTCAATAAGACCTGCGCCATCGCAGTTATTACAGGTGGTGATGGTGGAATCAAAAAATCCATACGGGTTACCGCTTGATTGAGGTACTGCAATTTCACATTCAACAGTGCCATCGCCCAAACATTCTGGACACGTAATAATAATCATAATAAAACTCCTTGTTATTGTTAGTTTAATGTAATTTTTACAGGCATGTGCGCTCCCATTCGCGGTTTGTGTTTCGTGTATGCTACACCAGTCAATCCATTCCATGAGTACGTTACATTGTATCCACGCACTACGTTTTCAACACGCCTAACATATTTTGTTCTGCAGCGTTGAGACTTTTGATAGCCGGACACAGTGCGACTGTTGTTTTGTGCTACTTCTGCGCCCATGATTGCACCAAGAACGGTCATCGCATCCTTGCCACTTCCACCACCCAGGTGATTGGCAATAGCACCACCAAAGATCGCACCAAATAAAGTGTTGATGGGATTGGATTGTCCTGTGTTCTGATACACTGGCACAGATACATCATGACAACTGTTGACAGGGTCTGAATAAGTAACGCGATTATACACGGGGTTAATATTAATTACCTCTGCATTGACGTTGTATGTTTCAGCGTGGACCGCGGACGATGCACACAACAAACCTACTAATAAAATCTTATGCATATTTATTTCCTCCTTATCTCTAATTAATAGGCACAGTGTAAAATAAAAAATAAAAAATATCTACAAGTTCATCTTGCATGCTACATTGCCTGTGTTAAAAACTTTTAGTGGGTCAGTTTATTTATCTTGCTTGGTTCTTCTCCACTGACCCACACGATTTACTCATCTTCAGATATACCAAAATCTGAGGGCTGTTTGTAAACGTCTACAGCCTGACAACAATTTATATCTGCACCCATAAATTCTGCGAACTCTAGTCGAGCGCGTTGGCTTGCTTCCTTTGGACCATTTGCATCAACAGTTATTGGTCGAGAGATTACACCCTCGACCACTATTATATATCTATTCATTCTGTACCCTTATCTTTATTTAGCCACAGATAACCTGTGCCTTTGCATTCTTCGCAGTCAGTACCACGATCACCTCTGAACGTAGGCAAGTGATCCCCGTAATCAAACTGACAATATCCATGACAATTGGTGCAGGTAATTCTTACTTTTTTATTAGTCAATTTCATCGTCATCATCCTCAAAATCATCTTGATCGTTGCACCAACAACATGGCTCATCGTTTGGGTATTCTCGACACCAACAACATATCTTATTTATGATTTGTCTCATAACAAACGACCTCCCGTTTTAAACTGCATGTACTGTGTCACAGTGTCTTCAACTTCGTTGTTGAACTCTGCAAACATGCGGTCTCCAACTGAAGTGACTTGCTGGACAAAATCAGACCAGTCTTGTTCCGCCTCCCAATAGAATGTCGCAAGTGCTAACAGTCTATCTTCTCTTTGCCACACTCCCTTATTTTCAAATTCAAACACTTCGATGATTTCAACTTGACCTTGAGCATCTGCTATCATTCGTCTAGCGTTGCCTGTTCTATACTCAAACTCTGCACTGTTAATAACTTGTTCAGTTCTACTCATAACTTACTCCTCCCCATCTTCAGGTCTCCAACAGTTGTCTACGCCCAAAGCATACTCGCCCTCGAACCACCCGCCTTCGTCAACGTAATCCGCTTCGACTTCAATGCCCATCGCATGCAACTTATCCCATACTGGAATAGGTGGAGCCCACGCCGTCCAACAGTAGAATGAAAAACCTGCTGTTGTTTTGTCTTCATTGAAATAAAGTTCTTCTCGTATCTCAACATCACAGACATCCCATTTTGTATTCCAATTGGTATTACGCCAATCGTATTCAGCTCTGTCATTAGTATTAAGTGAAATTTCCACAGGCACAGGTACGATGACATCACAGAAACGAGGATCTATATCTGAGCGCGATGTTTTTAGGTAGCTGTAAAGTTTAGAAACAACTTTACCTTCTCCATGAATATAAACAGTTTGGTAACAATGATTAGGCATTATAAATTCTCCTTTGTTTCTATGTAACTTTCGATTAAACCTTGCGCGACTTGAGGGACGATGCCGTTGCCGTAGGCGCGCAGTCGTCCCACCCTTGAGGGAGCCCCATCAACCAACGGGCATGTGTTGGGTTCAACTGCCCTCCACTTTCCATCTCGGCAGAAGATCCAGTCAGCATCTTTCCAGTGGCCGTTAGTCTTATTGGGCCCGTCAGCGCTTGTGCTGTGTCCGCTAAGTTCTGACCTGCATGCCTCGTTTCCAACCTCTTCCGGCTGTACTCCTGTGGATTGGTTACTCGGCTCATGTTGTCGTCCGCTACTTGCGGTGTCGGCCATCCCGATAGTTGAGCTTGCGCTCCCGTGTTCCACCCGTGCTTGCCCGTCAGATGTGAGGGTGCTATCCCCGTGCCCCCCGTCATCGATGTCGGTGTTGCCCAGCCCGCCGTTAGTTGAGCTGTCACATCCAAGGTGTCGGTGCTGATCTTCCCGTTTCTGATCCGCCCCCCTTGGTATCCACCCTTGTGATCCCGAGTTGTCGGTGTCGGCCACGAACCAGAGGCGTTGCCTGATGTGCGGAGCGCCGAAGCCCGCCGCGCAGAGATCGAACGCCCCAAAGGCGTAGTCCTTTGCTTCCATGTCAGTTTGTACAAGGTCGAGCCAACCGAGGCCATCTTTGCTTGCAACTTGTTCTCCAAAGATTGTTGAAGGGCGACACTCTTGGATGAGGTGGTTCCAATGGGGCCACAAATGCCGCTCGTCAGAAGTCCCTGCTCTTTTGCCAGCACCGCTGAAAGGCTGGCACGGGCAGGATCCGGTCCAAACTGGCCTGTCATCTGACCATCCTGCACTTCTGAGGGCTCGGCTCCAGATGCCAATCCCTGCGAAGAAGTGGCACTGAGTAAATTCAAAAAGTTCTTCTGGTTTGACATCACTGATGCTCCTTGTATCGACAACACCATCCGCGATGTGTCCTGATTTAATTAAATTGCGTAGCCACTCTGCGGCATACGGGTCGATCTCGTTGTAGTAGGCGCTCATTTTATGGCCTCATACTTCTTATCAAACAAATCTTGCCACATCACGTCCCAACGCTCTATGAAATCGGCTATCCATGTGGATTGGTTGGGGGTGAGGTCGTACTCATGGATCAACTCCATCGCATCCATGCACTTGAAACCTTGGTCCGCGCACCATGTGCCATATTCCTCGATCAATAAATCAATGGTTTTTGAAGACGCCATTAACTGGCCCTCCATACAGTTAGGGCCTCGTCAAACGGCAGATCATTTAAAATGCGACGGGTCTCACCCGATTGCTTGCTAGTAATCCATTCACCCTTGGTCACAGTAGGATGAAATTTGGTTTGATAAATGCCGTCCTTGCCCTTAATCTGAAACAAAATATAAGACTTGAATTTGCGCTTGAGGTCTTTCTCCGAAACAAATCGATTAACTTGTTCAGCACACCAATACTCTAGCCTTTGAGGAAAACCATCCTCACTCCAATCGCTAGGCTCATTAGGTAAAGATTTAAAATATTCTGATATCGACTTCATCATAGTGTGGTAATCACCCTTGAACTTTGGGTGGTCATAGTCGCGGTCACAACCGCCACGTCCATCGTTGCTCACAATAGCAACAGGCTTGCCGTTCACATATAAAGAAGCTTGGTAGCAATGTGTCTCTTCACTTGCCCACACAGTATGCTTAATTGCTTTGAGTTCTAGTTTCATAATAGTCATCCTTTGCACATTGGTAAAAATAATTAATGTAGTACACTTATGTATAATGCACATGTAGACCACGGGTGCAAGATCTTTTATCTCGGCCCGTTGTCCTCGGTCATGGGTTCAGTTTACATATACAGTAATCTGACAGAAAAATAAAAAAAGTTTTTGAAAATACTAATCAGGTGTAAATAATGTAAATAGGTGCTGCAGAACGAAAATAAATAGAATAAAAACAGAAGTTTAGGTAGTATATACCTATTTACAAAGCTATTTACAGTTGCAGGTGTTATTTACATAATAGTGTAAATACAGAGAACATTACAACCAGCCCAAGAGTAACTTCTTGGTTTTTTATTTACACTTCACCCTAGGATATAAGCTATAGGAGAACTTGTTTCGGTGGTTTGCTTGTTGTATACTTGTTGTAAAGGAGGACGCTATGGCTTCGCTAAAAAAGAAAATAGAAGACGAACATGATAGACAACTAACCACTAGGCAGATGACTTTTGCTCGTCATATTGTTGAGGGAATATATTCTAATGCCGAGGCGGCTCGTAAAGCGGGGTACTCCCATGACATCGCACGTAAACAGGCATCTATTCTTTTAAATGGCAGGGACTACCCTCATGTATTAGAATATGTCACTGAGCTACGCGCTGAACGAGAAAGACGATATGCTGTCACAACTATCGGACAACTTCAACGACTGCATCAACTATCTCAAGGTGCTGAAGAGGCGGGTCAATTCTCTGCCGCAATCAATGCAGAAAAAATTCGCTCCGCATTGGGTGGTTTAACTATCGACAGACGCGAACAAATCAACACCTTGGATCAGCTCTCAAGGGATGAGATCACCTCCCGATTGGCGGCTTTACAAAAACAATATCCGCAAGCTTTTGTGATCGATGCGGAATATAAGGATGTGACCGATGAGCAAGGGGCCCGAGGCGAACTTTTGGAACACGTTAAGAAAAGCTCTGCCAAAAAAGACACTGGCAACAAGGATTGAAAACAAGCATGGAGGAGGTGTACCCGATGTCCACCTACTTTGGAATGGGTTCCCCGTTTGGATAGAGTTGAAGGTATCCAAAGGAAACGCCGTAAAAGTCTCACCTCATCAGGTTGCTTGGCATATGGCTTATTATGCCCGAGGTGGTCTAAGTTTCTTCTTGGTAAAGTCCCTCTCTACGCGCAACCTTGTTTTGTTTGGCGGTGAAAAAGGTCCAGAACTGCTGTCTGGTGGCCTATCCGAGGGTGCAGGTGCGGGTTTCGATAACTCTGCGGCTCTGTTCGAGGGACTGCGTCCTCGGATCTTGGATCATTATAAATTTTTGGTAAACTCTGCGGGCTTGCACAAACATCCACGCTCATAACTCTGCGGCTCTGCGGCTTTGGACCGTGGTCCTAAACTCTGCGGCTCTGCGGCTCTGTCTAATTATGTATCTATAAATTAAAAGGGGCCCGAAGGCCCCAGGTTTTGATCACTCCGGCACCCATTGGGTGCTGGTATATGGTTTTCCAAACATGGTCGTCTCGACTTTTACCTGCTTTAACTTAGGAAGATCCAAATCCCCCTCTCTCACAAAGTGCCAGTCCCCATCCCATCTGAACACATCATACCGGCCTTGCGGAAGTGTTGCAGCATATGGGTTCATGCCTCTGTCTTCATATAATATTTTGTTCTGTTGCTTTGCATATGGGTCATAACAGTCTGACCAGCAGATCCGCGCTTGTCTCGGTCCAACAATTAACTTGGTAAAGAAAGCATTGCTTCTGTTATTCATAAGCTCTGCGTCTTCCAATGTCGCGATGTCTTCGCGGCTCTGGTATATATGGACATTAAAACCGCCATCGCTTTGGATATCGTTTGCCCATGTAAACAAAGTGTCGCCGGCCTCAATGGCAATCGACGCGATGTCACAACAAATTTCTGCATGTATCATTTTGTGTAATCCTTATTAAATTTGTTAAAAGAGGCCCGAAGGCCTCTAGGTTTTTTAATGTTCTACTATTGCAATGGATTTTGCAAGGCTCGATCCCTTGCATAATTTGCAAGCGGTACATTGTACGCGCCGGCCGGCCTCTTTTGATGCGGGACAAAGGGCCTCGTTTGCCTTGTCTAGCTCGCCAAGATCCGCAATCACGCGGAAAGTACGACGGCCGGCAGTCCAATGCGCAACAGCTTGCGCCTTGTTGTCCGCGCTTTGCATCGCAATATCTGGACGCCAACCGCTTTGATGTGAATATGCGGTAAAGGTTGACGCCTCTGCAAGCAATTGCGTCCAAACGAAATCGGGAACCGCGGCCGGATCCCCGTAGGTTCCAACCCGAACGAAACGCGCGCGGCCTAATGTATTGCGGCCGGCCTTGGTGTTTGCCATGGAATAGACGCCCCGCAAAAATGACTTGTAAACAATTAAAACGCCTTGGCCTAGGTTAACATAACAGCGCCGGCCCTTGGCTTGCTTGCGCTTTGGGTCGTCGTTAACTTCCCCGCGCATGGTACAATCCCCACAAATTGAGAAGTCTTCGCCGGTTTTGCTTGCCTCGAGTGGATTAATATCCGAACGCAATATATAAGTTTGTAAAACCGCGCCGGTTTTTGTGTTTCGATTTGACCATGTTGCAATGGCAACAATAGGCTTACCATCCAAGAGGCTTGGCCCGTTGTAGATGATTCCGCTTTTCATAATTAATTTCCTTGTTAAAATGCATGATTGCATAGGCTTATTGTATAAGATCCACAAGTAAAGAACAAGCAATGAATTAAAAGCTTGCGCTCCAGGTCTAGGCTTTTTTTTGTCCGGCTGCAGGTCTGCTGCAGGTCTGCGGCTCTGCGGCTCTGCGGCTCTGCGGCCTTGTTTACATATATATATGTATAATTCTCTGCAGCTCTGCGGCTCTGCGGCCTTGCCGCTGTATATATATACGATATTTTTTGCTCACGTCCAAATCTCAGACCATTTATTTTAGTGCAGCGCTTCTGCAGCGGACGTTTAATTGTATTAATTACACTTCATAGCCGCCCAATAAAGGGCGGCTAACAAGTATTATCTTTCGCCGTGGTCTGATTTTGGGTAACCTTCCCAATGCCATAACAATAGCCAACGCTCATAAAAAAGATTAATCTGGTCTTGGCTATAGCCTAGGTTCTTATATTCTTTTAAGATTTTAATAATAAAGCTTCTTGGCTCATTACTTAATATTTCATCAAACCCGCGTTTTCCTACTAAGCTAAACAAAACTTTAAATTTAGGATTGCAAGCGTCGTCTGACATTTTTTCTATAATGTGTTCCACAATATTTCTTTCGTTAACGTGCTTAATTGCACTTCATAGCCGCCCAATAAAGGGCGGCTAACAAGTACTATTACGCTTGTACTTTAGATGGTGTATGATATTGCTCAATCCAGAGCGGATCAGCTTGGACCAGAGTGCCATAGTTTTTGATCTCACCCGCGTAGGTATCGCCTAGCTCATACTGGCCGTTGTGCATATGAGGTGATGTAGCGGCAACAAACCATCTAGAATAGTCATTCTCAGATTTTGAGTGCTTATAAGTTTTTAATACTTTCCAAGTCCAGCCTTGGGCGTTCTGGTATGTCGCGTATGGATTATCTTGTGGTCTGGTTTTTCCGAATGTGGTTCTTGGCATATTATTATTTCCTTCGTTAACGTGCTTAATTGCACTTCATAGCCGCCCAATAAAGGGCGGCTAACAAGTACTATCAGAAGTCTGATTGTGGATATTCTTCTAAGTCTGCACCAATGTAATCATAATTGACAGACCATACAAGTGACGTACTATTAGTTGTACGCTTGTTCTTTTCCCATGCTTGCACCCCATGCAACTCAATATAAAGATCGCGATTTGGTGCAAGGTCACGTTTGCCGGTGACATGTCGATCTGCCCTGAACGTTTCTATTGCTTGCTTTTCAACGCGCTTTAATTCCGCGTTCACATGCTTGGCAAGGGCAGAAAGATATTGATGCTTGCCTTGTAGGCCTGTCTCACTTGCTTCTAAATCCGCGGCGCGTGTAATGTATCTGATTGCATTCTTCATAATCATTAGTCCTTAATTAAAATAGTGAAGCGTTATTGCCTACCATGGTGTAACCATGCATCTATTACTTGTAGAATGTAAACAACTAAATCACAACTAAAGCACATTTATTTAACTTTACTTTATTATGTGACATTATTATTACAGGGGTAACTGTGCCTATTATGTCACGTTTGACAGTGACACCTTGACCCCCTACCCCCCTTTTTTTGGGGCGCACCACCATGCGAGTCCCTATTAAGCTGGTCCAGCGAAATCATTCATTGGTAATTCCATTAGGGACCCGGGGCCCCGAAAAAATGCCCAATCTTCTTTCATTCCGGTTGTGGTTAGTGTACAAGTGTCCCATGAGTATATTAAAAGCTATAGATTTGTGGTCTACGACTGAACCTTACAGTAAATTTCCGTGTGCGACGATTGCGTGGCGATTATTACCGGCCCATGGTTCTGCGAAGCTTCATCATTTTTGGGATGGTTCTAGGTATCGTGGATTTGTGACGTGGGCTTTTTTAACGGATGAGGAGTTTGAGACGAGAGATTACTGTGGTCCGGAGGTTTTTGCTCGAGAAAAAGGAGAACATTTAGTTTTCATAGATTTGATTGCCAAAGGGGGTACTTCTGATGTATTATACATTTGTAGGCAGATGCAAAATTATTTTAAAGAAGTGTATCCGCATGTTAAGTCAGCACGGTCGCACCGCGGCTCTAGGCACGGATGTTATCCGAAAAAAGGTGGTTGAGTATTATGATTAATAATTTTTTAAAACCTCAGATTTGTTACGGCGGTGAAGATACTGGCGGCGGTGGCGGTGGCGGCGGTGACAAGAAACGCGGTAACTTTCAAAAAGCTGTAGCGCCTCCTGCTAAAACTGCTCCCAGCAGTTCTGGTAGTTACGGAAACAATGACGCGGGTGGTTCTGCTCCTGTTTCAACTGCTCGTTCTGGAAGAGCCCCGAAATCTAACACGTCATCTTCAGCAAGTAGTTTTTCTGAAAGCAGTTTTAACCCAAGCAATTGGTTTAGTGCAGCAGCTGCAGAAGTAGCGCCTGATGTTGATGTATCACCTACGCAAACATCTTATATGTCTGACTTTGAACCAACTGCTCCTGTCTTTGGTAAAAACTCCAGAGTATTTACTGGTGGACGTGGCGATGGCGTGGCTGAAATGGCAAGGAGGGATCCACTCCCCGAAGTAATATCTGAGGACCAGACGGAAATTGATCAACGTGCCCAGCGTAGAAATCAAAGACTTCAAGACTCTATGCTTTTAGAACGAAATATGCTCGGAGAATTTCATAACGCTATTAATATAGATTACAATAACCCCAACAGTGAGGACTCGAGTGGTCAGAACATTACTTTTAAAGATAGGTTTGATGATCAAAATTTAAGCGATATGCACTTTGGGGAAGGGGGCGATAGTGCAACTGCTCGTTCTGGAAGAGCCCCAAACCGAGAACCAGGCGTAGTTCCCATGCCTCTAACTGAAACAAACTATAGACGTTCAGATACTGCTCGTTCTGGAAGAGCCCCAAACCGTTTTTTGAACACCTCTGCGCCTACAATTGAAGTACCTACAATTGATACGATTGGCACTTCGTCCGCGAACACCGGACCACCAAGCACGGGTTTTGAAACTGCGTTACAGACTCAGATCAATGAAAATCGTATCGTTAGTGACAATGCTTTAACAAATGCACAAAACGATCTGGGCACTGGTTATGGTGGATTGTTCAGCGCAGGTCTGTCCTCTGCAGCTAAAACAGCTGCAGGTGGCATTGAATCGGCTCTTGATGCTTTGGATCCTGCACAAAATGCTTCGTTTGGATACGGTAAAGACAAGATGTACGATGGAAGTCAAATGTATAAGGTTGATCCTGGGTTTGCTGGGGCTATGGGTGTAAACCCAAACTTACCTATGCAAGTTGCAGGTACAAGTAATACATTTGCTAATAAATTGGGTGAGTACAAAGAAGGTTTTGATAAAAGTAGGTTAGAGAAATTAAAAAAAATTGCAGACACTCGAGCGGGAAGAGCAAAAAAAGGAAAGATTTTTGGGCCCGATGGTTTCTCCGCAGAGAATTTGTTGGCAGAATTAGTTTACGGCGCACCTGCTGTTGCTGGTATAGTTGGCGCTACAGCCATAAATCCAGCTCTAGGTTTTGCAACGGGTGCTGGTTTAACAATTGGAGAGTTAACAAACGAAATTGAAGGAAGTATTAACCGTAAGATAGATAGTGGGGGGTTTGGCCCTAACGTAAGCCCAGCGCAAAGAGCCGCGCTTGTTGAAAAGTATAAGAATAGAACAGTTCCATTAGCTGCGGCCGCGGGTATGATATTACCAGCTGCAGTCACTAAGACGGGCCTTGGCAATGTTTTAACCGGGGGTCTTAAAAAACCAATAGTAAAAAAAATTACTGGTGGTCTTACTGTTGGTGGTGTAAATGCTCTCGAAGAAGGTCTTCTAGAACCCACTATTACGGATTCTGTTGAAGCAGAGCGGTTTAAAATGGCCGAGTTTGATCCAGAAGCTGCAGCTGTTGGTTTCGGTTTAGGTGCGGGCGCTAGTGCTATTACTAGTACTTCTTCACCAATTAACACTGTTGGAACTGAAGTTGGAACTGAAGTCGAAACTGAAACGGCACCGTTACAGATCACAGATCAATCCGGACAGTTACAGATCACAGATCAATCAGGCGCTGTAAATCAAGAGGCTCCTACGTCACAATTCAATATGTATGACAACATAGCCAGCTCTCCAGGTCCACTTGTTTCTACGTCACAATCAGGCGCTGTAAATCAAGTTGCTCCTACATCACAATTTAATATGTATGACAACATAGCCAGCTCTCCAGGTCCACTTGTTTCTACGTCACCCATTGAAGCCGTTGGCACTGGAATACCACAGATTCAAATGGATGCTAACGCACCTGCTGGTATTAAAACTAACACCGTAACACAAGAAGCCGTTGACCTTGTTAATAGTGGAAATACGTCTCAAGCAGATCTGTTAAGGATTGCAAGAGAAAATGGGATTGTCTCTGGACCTGGTACAGGAACTATGCCTGCTCAGGTTATCTCAGAGCTAAGAGACAGAGTTAGTAACCCGAACTTTAAAACTGTTGCCACACAGAATGCGGCATCGGATGCAAATTTAATTAATACTGCGGGTCAACAGACACAACAGGTTATAGCCGCACAGAATGCGGCATCGGATGCAAATTTAATTAATACTGTAGGTCAGTCTGCTTCTACGGCATTAAGTGGTGGAAACGTTGTTGTTCCCCCTGTTGATGTAACAACATTAAACACTGCAGCACCTAGAAATGTAGAACCTAATTTAATTACAATACCAGGGACAGATGTTGTTGTAGACACTAGCACTTTAGGACCTCAAGAGATTGCGGCGGCAGGTACCAGCACGGCACCAAACTCTGCTGTAGAGGCAACGTCGGTGGTTCCTCAAGGATTGGCATCGTTGGGTTCTGGTGGAACGTTTACACCAATTAGCACTGGCAATATAGCACAGCCTTTAACTACGTCTCAAGAAATTGTAGCTAATGAAGAACTATCTGTGGTTGATACTATTAAAGCAGAGATCGATGCTACCGGAGAGTTGTCTATGAAGACGGCAGGACGGGTTGCTGAAGCAAACAACCTATCTATGGCAGAAGTAACAAAAATGGCAGAACAAGCAATGAACCTTCCAGTAACTAAACCGGAAGGTCCAAGTACTTCGTTAACTGTGCCAACGCCAACGACAACTAGCATTTCAAAGTTTGATGCTGAACCTACAACATCAGGCATTGCTGGTATAAACCCACAAAATAATATACAAGAACAAGTATTAGATGGTGAAGTTGTCTACGATGTTGCACCAGAAACAACGGCTTATGATGTAGTAGAAACGGACCCAACAATTATTGAAGGCGAAGTTAACAGAGCTAATACATCAGTGACGGTTCCTAATCAAACTCAGGTATCTAAGCTTAACACAGAGCCCACAGGAATTGCTACTGTAGCAGCAGCACCTGTAGTAGAGGCAGCACCTGTAGTAGAGACAGAAGTTACAAGCCCGTTTGTGACTACCGTTGTAGAACCAGACGAGCCAGAAGTTACAATTGAGGTAGACGACAACGATGAACCTGGCGAAGGTGAAGATACAACTGTAGATATCGGGGACGATGACAACGATATTCCAGTAGTAGACGACAGCGGATTTGAATGTCCAGAAGGATTTGAAAAAGTATTAATTAATGGTGAGTATGTTTGTCAGATGATAGAAGATTTACCAGAGCGAGTTCGGCCAACGGGTGGTGCTTACTACCAGACCAACCCTAACCCACAATATGGATCAAGGCGTAGAGCATGAATTTACAGGCATTACCCGAGGAGGCGTTAAAAGAAATTTTAGCGCTGACAGAGGCTAAGAAACGCCTAGATTTACAAGAAAAAGCTTATGATCACTTCATGCCTTTTGCTCATCACGTCTACGATAATTTTATTGAGGGGCGTCATCACCGCGTCATAGCTGAAAAGCTTGAGGCTGTTGCGCGTGGAGAGTGTAAACGATTAATTATTAACATGCCACCTCGGCATTCTAAATCTGAATTTGCTAGTTATCTAATGCCAGCATGGTTCTTGGGACGTAACCCAAAGTTAAAAATCATACAAGCTACCCACAACACCGAACTAGCTGTGCGGTTTGGTAGAAAAGTAAGGGATTTAATCGATGATCCAAAGTATAAAGAGATATTTCCAGGGACAAACCTTAAAGAAGACAATAAAGGTGCGGGTAAATGGGGCACGGACAAGGGTGCGGAGTACTTTGCTGCGGGTGTTGGCGCGGCCATCACGGGCCGTGGTGCGGATTTACTTGTCATTGACGACCCTCATTCGGAACAAGATGCGTTAAGCGAGACTGCATTTGACCATGCATACGAATGGTACACCTCTGGACCTCGACAACGTCTTCAACCGGGCGGTTCAATCATAATTGTTATGACTAGATGGGGTAAAAAAGACTTGACAGGCCGTTTATTGGCCCAACAAGGCGGCGATATCATGTCAGACCAGTGGGAAGTTGTAGAATTTCCTGCAATTCTACCTAGCGGTAACGCATTGTGGCCGGAGTTTTGGGAAAAAGACGCACTGTTGTCTATTAAAGCGTCACTTCCGGTAGGAAAATGGGCGGCTCAGTGGCAACAACAGCCTACATCTTCCGAATCTGCTATAATTAAGCGTGAGTGGTGGAAAATGTGGGAAGAAGAGAAGATTCCCCGCCTAGATTACATATTACAGGCGTATGATACAGCGTTTTCTAAGAAAGAAACAGCGGATTACTCTGCAATTACGACATGGGGAGTGTTCAAACCATTAGATGGTGGACCGGACAACGTAGTTTTGCTAGATGCACAGCGTGGTAGGTGGAATTTCCCTGAGTTAAAGGAAAAAGCCTTTGAAGAACACGAGTATTGGGACCCTGATATGGTTATTGTAGAGGCTAAAGCAACAGGTCAACCGTTGATTGATGAACTTCGTCAGCGAGGAATACCAGCATTAGGCTTCTCACCAGGCAAAGGGCGTGATAAGGTAACTAGAATGCACATGGTTGCACCCTTATTCGAAGCGGGTGTGGTTTGGGCACCAGCAGATAAGAAATTTGCGGATGAAGTTATAGAAGAAATAGTTTCTTTTCCTAATGGCGATCATGATGACTATTGTGATAGCATGACACTAGCACTGATGCGTTTTCGTCAAGGTGGGTTTATATCACTTGAAGGTGAAGACAGCGGAGAAGACTTTGTTCCGCGTAAACGGGAGTATTATTAATGGCCTTGCCACCTCGCCCCATGGGCACACTTGTAGATACTGGAGAAATGCAGGGTGGACCTGATGAAATGTTGCCTTCAGTCGATGTCCCTGTGGATATGCCAGAAGATTTCTCGGGTGGTGCCGAGGTTATACAGAATGCAGATGGGTCTGCTATAGTTCAATCCCTTGCAGATATGATTCAAGAGGCAGAAGCTGAAGCACCTATGGAGCATGAAGCAAACCTTGCTGAGTATTTAGATGACGGTTACATGGGGGAGCTTTCCTCTGAGCTTAGATCGTCTTACGAAGATGACCAAACATCACGCGCTGATTGGGAAGAAGCTTACACCAAAGGTTTAGATCAGCTAGGTATTAAGCAGCAGGAGCGCACAGAGCCATTTCAAGGGGCCTCTGGCGTCACTCACCCACTAATAGCGGAAAGTGTTACACAATTCCAAGCACAGGCCTACAAGGAGCTTCTACCAGCCGGTGGACCTGTACAAACTCAAGTGATGGGTAAGCAAGATGCAGAGCGAGAAGCTCAAGCACATCGTGTAAAAGCGTATATGAACTACCAGATTATGGAGATCATGGACGAATACGATCCTGATATGGATCAACTGTTGTTTTATTTACCGCTGTCGGGCTCAACATTTAAAAAAGTCTACTTTGATGAGGCCAAGCAGCGCTCGGTATCTAAGTTTATTCCGGCTCAAGATCTTGTTGTTCCGTACTCAGCTTCTGATTTAAATACAGCATCTCGGGTTACGCATGTTTTACGAATGGATTACAACCAAGTTCGCAAGATGCAGGTTGCAGGTTTCTATCGAGACATAGAATTAGAGACAGGTGATTTAGAAACAAACGAGGTTCGTGAAAAAGTTGACGAGATCCAAGGTTTATCTAAGACATATACTGACGAGATCTACACGTTGTTGGAGATGCATGTTGATTTAGACCTTGAGGGTTTTGAAGACATGTCTCCTGATGGAGAACCTACTGGCATTCAGCTACCGTACATTGTTACAATAGATGAATCGTCTGGTGATATTCTATCTGTTCGTAGAAACTACGATGAAGGAACTGATCTAGCTAAAAAGCGACAGTACTTTGTACATTATAAGTTTATGCCTGGTCTAGGGTTCTATGGCTTTGGTTTAATTCACATGATTGGTGGATTAGGTCGTGCGGCTACTAGCATTCTACGCCAGCTAATAGATGCTGGAACACTCGCAAACCTCCCAGCGGGTTTCAAGGCTCGGGGAGTAAAGGTTCGTAATGATGACGAGCCTTTACAACCTGGAGAATGGCGGGACATTGATGCCCCTGGTGGCAACATACGGGATTCTATTATTCCGCTACCTTACAAAGAACCTTCAGCGACATTAGCTCAACTACTGGGTGCGTTGATTGAAGGCGGACGGCGTTTTGTTTCATTGGCTGATGAGCAAACAAACAACATGAGTCAAGACACTCCGGTTGGCACGACTATGGCTATGTTAGAACGTGGCATGAAAGTTATGTCTGCAATTCATAAGCGTTTGCATTATGCCCAGAAGACAGAGTTTCGTATACTAGCTCGTATTTTTGCGGAAAACTTACCGCAGGAATATCCTTACGACGTAGCTGGAGCAGAACGAACTATTATGGCTACTGACTTTGATGGTCGAGTAGACATTATACCTGTGAGCGATCCAAACATCTTCTCAATGGCGCAACGAGTTACTTTAGCGCAAACACAATTGCAGTTGGCTCAATCTAATCCACAGATGCACAATCTACATGCAGCATATAGACGTATGTATATGGCACTTGAGGTGCAGAATATTGATGAGATACTTCCACCAACACCGGAACCACAGCCAATTGATCCCGCGGTAGAGAACGCTAGAGCTTTAATGGGTGAAATACTACAATCATTTCCAGATCAAGACCATGATGCCCACATTAAAATACATGTGATGTTTATGAAGACTCCTTTGGTTACTACTTCTCCACAGGTTATGGGAACTTTTTATGCCCACGTTCAAGAACACATTTCGCAGAAGGCACGTCAGACTGTGATGAAAGAGATTGAAAACTTAATTGTTACGGTTCAGCAACAGATACAGTCTGGTTCAGTTGATCCAGCCGCGGCGCAACAACAAATTGCTGAAGTTCAACAACAGATGCAAAACCCTGCCGAGCTTGAAAAATTAATTGCAGCACAACAATTGGAAATAATGCAGGAAACATTAGATCAACTTATACCACCAGGTCAGGATCCAATGTCTGATCCATTGGTTAAGATTCGTATGCAAGAGTTAGAGATTAAGCAAAGAGAAGCAGATCGTAAAGCTAACACTGACAAATCTGAATTGTTACTTGAGGCTGCTAGAATGGAACAACGTGCTGTAACAGATGCGGCTCGTATTGAAAGCACTGAAGACATTGCTGGAAACCGAAACGATGTAAATCGAGAACGGATTGAGGTACAGCGACAAGGAATGAATAGAAGAGGATAATATGGCACGTTTATTTGTAATAGCATTACTCCTATTGAGTGGTAGTTTTGCGTTTGCCGATGATACAATCAGGACTGAGACTACAGTAATATCTGATGGTGAAATGGACACAACTATTAACAGTCCACCACCATCAGCTATATCACCGCAG